TTATTCGCCTCCTTCTGTGAATTCGTGGTCAGCATCAGAAGCTTTAACCACTTGAACACTATCTCCATTTTTTAAACTTTTAGTAAGTTCAGTTCCTTTTTTTGCTGCATGAGTGAAGTCATTATTCTTCCACCATGCCCAAAGTGCAAAAACTGTCGTAATAACTGTGCTGACAGTATTATCGTCAAGTGGCAATGGATTCATGTTTAACGCTGTTAAAATTTGGTTAATGATAGCTAACCAAAGTAAGATTGTACGTGTAAGTGTACCTTTATCGATTGTTTTCATGTTCTTTCTCCTTTTAAAGTATTTTAGTAATTATATATCCAATAACAGTTACGGCAAGAGTAAGCATAAAGCCCCAAGCCCACTTATTATTGGCTTCCATTTTTTCTATAAGTTTTGCATTTGATTGGGCTATTAAAAGCGCTCGTTCTGCTTTATCTCTAACTGTTTCATAGTTATCCAACTTTGTTTCAATTCGAGCTAATCGTTCGAGCACTTCTCGCCATGCTTGCTCCTCCATAACCCCTGCTTTCTAAAATTTACTTCTGTCAGTCATCACTTGTTTTGACTCAGCTGTTACCGAATCAACACAACCTTGAAAATCCTTCTGCGCTTCTTCTGAACCATGGAACTTTTCAGGGTCAATGATGCTTAGTGATAACTGTGCTTGTCCGTCAGGCTGCATTGTCGAATCAAATGTAGCAACTGCTACTGAATCAGCGTAAATTGTTTTGTTCTGTGTTTTTGAATTTTGTTTAATCATTTTTATTACCTTTNAGTTGTTCCGCTATACATCATAACTTCAAAGGGTGTACCAATTGCTGGGCGCCAACCAACTGGAATATTTCCAGACAATCCTACCCCATTACCAGCTGGAACATTAGAACTATTAGAATTGATAGAGATTTGACACATCTGACCAATTTTAGCTAAGGTTGCATTAATTCCAGAACCGAGTGATACTGTGGTTGTTTGAAGCCCATTCGTTACATAAACTCCGTAAGGGGTGAGTTGAGCGCTAGGCCCATCAGTATCGGAAGTGAAAAAGCCTTGAAAGTTAGCTTGAACAGTTCTTGTGCGGCCGCTGTTACTATCGGCAAAAGTATTAGCATAACCTTGTTGGCTATCTAGTTCTAAAGTATTGGTTGTATTTTGTGAAGAATCTGAAAAAGTAAATAGGATATGCTTTTTCTCAATTAAAATCGTTGAGGTTACAGAGCCATCGATTGTAACATTCTTGATACTCCCGTTTGTGTAAGTTCCAGAAATGGCTGACAAATCATTGACTTTTATTTGGTTCGCTTCAACAAAGTTAATCATCCAGTGAGTGCCGTTGTAGTAATATTCTGTATTTGGCTTAATGACCGTTCTATCACTTGCGGTAAGGTCAGTCGTACCTGAATATTTCCAAGTCAAGCCTTTGAAGCGTGTCGTTGGCTCAGTAACGGAAACAATTTTACCTGGGTCACCGTTACTTCCAGCAGGGCCAGTTGGGCCTTGTGGTCCAGTCGCTCCAGTATTACCTTGAGGACCTTGCGGCCCTGTTGCTCCATTGTTTCCCATTTTAGCGACTGAATATCCTGTTTCGCTGGTATTATCCGTATAAGCCCAAACAGTCTTAGTCCACAGATAACTACCTGCTGCAACTGTCGGAATTGTAGAAGTCCAACCACTAGATGGTGCCGTTGTTCCGCTTGCTGAGCCTGCGTATGTAATGGTCGTAGTTTTGATACCAGTACCATCTTTACCAGCAATTCCATCATGACCGTTATTTCCGTCTTTAGAAATATAAGTGACTGAATAACCTGTTTCAAATGAGTTGTCCGTGTATGTCCATACTGTTTTCGTCCAGAGATACTGACCTTTTACAAGACTAGGAACTGAACTTGTCCAACCAGTATTTGGTGCTGTCGTTCCACTTATTGAAATAGCGTAAGTGATAACAGTGGTTTTTATTCCAACCCCNTCCGTCTTTACCATCTGTACCGTCTTTTCCGTCATTTCCTCGTATCAGACTCCAAGTATAGTCAGATGGGTTAGTGCTGTCAGCTTGCGTAAAGTCTGTGTACTGACCGATGTAGCTCGGCCAGTCAGCAGTTGTTACTTCGCTAGCTGAGGGCATATGTGGAGTAGCGGTTGAGCCTTCTTCCCATTTATGCCCTGCTGTCCATAAAATTGAATCCGCACCTGTTCCCGATATTGCGTAATTAGTATAAATAGTATCTCCAGCTTTTAATGTTACTTGGAAACTATCTCTTAACCAATCAAAATTATTTCCTATCAATTTATTAGGAACTACAGTTCCAGGGTTTGCTCCGTTTACAGCTACATACCTATATATATTTGCCGTATTTCCTGAGCTTTTAATATAAGCTGAGAATGTATAAGCTCCGTCTTTAGGTGCAGTAAATGTTTTATAAATACCGTTCCATTGAGCGGTTCGTTTTTTAACAGTTAAGCCTTTATATGTTCCATCAGTTACCCAACTACTTGAATTTGTCCAATTCCCACTAAAATCTTTAGTACCATCTAACAAATTCAAATTTGGATAAACAGTGTTGAAACCATCCGTACCGTCTGCGCTGTAAGACCATGCTGTGTGAAAATATGGAGTCTTACCGTCAGCTCCAGGTTTGCCCGGTGTTCCTTGCGTTCCATCCGCTCCTTTTACGAGTGTCCATGAGTAATCACTTGGAGTAGTTGAATCGTTGATATTAAAATCAACGTACATCCCGATATATGTACGATTAGAATCAGAAGTTGAAAAATCAGTTACACCATCGGCACTATTTGCGTATGCGATATGTGTATATTGTGTTTTTCCGTCAGCGCCTTTAGGACCAGGAATCCCTTGACGTCCATCAACACCTTGAATACCTTGGACGCCTTGGTCTCCCTTATCGCCTTTTTCACCGAATTTAGAAACTGAATAACCTGTCTCGCTGGTCTTATCCGTATAATCCCAAACAGTCTTAGTCCATAGGTATTGCCCCGCTGGTACGTTAGGCACTTGACTATTCCAACCGCCTGTTGGAGCAGTTGTTCCTGATGTTCCGACTGCGTAAGTGATTGTGGTAGTTTTGATACCAGTACCATCTTTACCAGCAATTCCATTAGTACCGTTGTTACCATTGGTACCCATATAGGCTACAGCATATCCAGTTTCTGTAGTGTTATCTGTATACGTCCAGATGGTGCGTGTCCACAGAAAACTACCTTTAGCCACACTAGGGACACTAGTTGACCATGTACCAGTTGGAGCAGTGGTACCATTAGTACTTGCTTGATAAGTGATTGCCGTGGCTTTAATTCCCTTACCATCTTTACCTGCTATTCCGTCTCTACCACTGGCGCCTGTCAGTCCCATTAAAGCATTGATATATCCCTGCTCTGACGTACCATCTGTATATTGCCATGTGGTGCGCGTCCAAAGATACTGACCTGCTGGTACTGTTGGAATAGTGGTACTCCAACCACCGGTAGGCTTACTAGTACCAGAAACTGCGCCAACATACTCAATGATAGTATTGCTAATACCGACACCATCTTTACCTGGAAAACCATCGTGTCCATTATTCCCATCTTTTGCAATATAAGATACTGAATAGCCTGTTTCACTGGTATTGTCCGTGTATGTCCATACTGTTTTCGTCCAGAGATATTGCTCTTTGACTAGAGTAGGGACTTGTGAAGTCCAGCTAGTTGTTGGTGTAACTGTACCGCTTGAAGATATAGTATATGTAACTGTGGTTGAACGTAGTCCAACACCGTCCTTACCTGCTCTCCCATCATTTCCAGTATCTCCCTTATCGCCTTTATCACCATAAACTGCTTTTTGTTCAATAACATCTTGCGTTAAAGGTGCTAAATTAAATGTTGTTCGAGTAATCGACCAAAGGTATTTATTGGTAGCTGTCATTGTTGGTTGAGTAGTGAGCCAACCTACGTCTGACCAAGATTGCGTTGGTGCTGTAGAAGTCGTTGTCAAACGCCATTTTTGAGAAACGTTTGTAACAGAGCGACCATTCGTTCCATCATCCACATTAGTGATAGTCACCGACTGACTTGCGACTACTTTACCAGCAACCGTTGCTTTAAAGCTATAAACTGCCTTATTCGCAACTCCGCTGGCATCAACTGTGATAGTCTGAGCGTTCGCAACAACCGTTCCGTCTTTCGACCATTCGTAGCTATCCGCAATTGTTTCTTTATCATCTGACCCAAAATAGATATGAGCGCCTAATGTAGTCGTTCCTGTTCC